TTGATGCATGATTAAAAACGATAAAATTAGTTTTTCCAAATATGGTAAACAGTTCCAGGAATCCCTAGCTCAACTGGTTCTGCAAGATCGTCCGTTTGCGGACCAGCTTGAGGAAGTATTAAACACAAATTTTTTTGAATTACAATACTTACGAGTTTTTATTTCAAAGATTTTTAGCTATAGAAGGAAGTACGGAGTTCACCCAACTGATAAGATCATTGCCCCAATTTTAAGGACCGAGCTTGATAACGAGAGTGAGGCGACACAAAAGCAAGTAAGGGATTACTTTGCTCGCGTTCTAATTAAAAATGTTCAAGATGAACAGTACATCAAAGAAACTTCATTGGATTTTTGTAAGAAGCAAAAACTCAAAGAAGCTTTGATGCAATCTGTGGACCTTATCCAAAATTCGTCTTATGATGAGGTTAAGAGAATTATCGACGAGGCTTTGAAGCTGGGAACAGATAATAATTTTGGACACAACCTAGTTAAAGATTTCGAGTTAAGATATGAATTGAAAGCGCGCAGCCCCATTACCACTGGCTGGGATAAGATAGATAAGCTTACAAAAAATGGCCTGGGTACCGGTGAACTAGGGGTTGTTGTTGCTCCGACAGGAGCAGGCAAATCAATGGCCTTGGTGCATCTTGGATCACAAGCAATAAAAGCTAATAAAAATGTGGTGCATTATACACTAGAGTTGTCGGAAGAGATGACTGGCCAACGCTATGATAGCTGCATTAGTGAAATCCCACTATCCTCTCTATTTCATAGAAAGCAAGATATTTTAGAGGTGATTACAGATTTGAAAGGGTCTTTAATCATCAAAGAGTACCCGACAAAGACCGCCACTCCAAATACTTTACGCGCTCATTTAGAAAAATTAAAAAAAAGAAATCATAAAATCGATATGATTATAGTAGATTACGGTGATTTGCTCAAACCAAGCACACATTTTAAAGAGAAAAGGAACGAACTGGAGTCTATTTATGAGCAGTTAAGGGCAGTTGCTCAAGAATATCACTGCCCAGTCTGGACAGCATCTCAGACCAATCGGTCAGGGTTAAATGCCGAGGTTATAACAATGGAATCAATTTCTGAAGCTTTTAATAAATGTTTTGTTGCAGATTTTATTTTTTCTATCTCTCGAACGATTAGAGACAAAAATGCCAACACAGCCAGAATGTTTGTTGCAAAAAACAGAAATGGCCCAGATGGGCTTGTGTTCCCGATGTTCATGGATACAAGTAATGTACAATTAAGGGTGCTGACTCCTGTTGATAGGCCACAACAGAGTGGCTTCACAACAGATGCCACACCTCAAGAATTAGCTAAAACATTAAAAGAAAAATATAAAGATTTTCGCAAGTCAAGAAAGGAGTCAACGAATGGAGCTACCTAGTAAGATTTTATCTGATATAACTATACACATGAAATACGCACGTTACTTACCCGAGAAAGAAAGAAGAGAAACATGGGAAGAAGTCGTTACTAGAAATAAAAAGATGCACATTAGAAAATATCCCTCCTTAAGAGAGGATATTGAGCATGCTTATAAATTTGTTTATGAAAAAGAAGTATTACCATCAATGCGATCAATGCAGTTCGGAGGAAAGCCAATTGAAGTGGCTCCTAACAGGATTTACAACTGCGCTTATATGCCTATCGATCACCCTGATTCTTTTAACGAGTGCATGTTTCTCCTTCTTGGGGGAACTGGTGTGGGATATTCAGTACAAAAGCACCATATTGAAAAACTTCCCGAAATTCAGGGCCCTAGCACGAAAAGAACTCGTCGTTTTCTTATAGGTGATTCTATTGAGGGCTGGGCGGACGCAATTAAAGTATTGATGAATTCCTATTTTGAAGGAAGATCTAAGGTTCGTTTTGATTTTAGTGACATCCGTCCGAAGGGCGCGACACTAATTACTTCAGGTGGGAAGGCTCCCGGCCCGCAACCACTTAAAGAATGCCTATTGAAAATTAAAGGAATTTTAGATGAGAAAGAGCTTGGCGATCAGCTTGAATCAATCGAAGTACATGATATCATTTGTCATATTGCTGACGCTGTTCTTGCCGGGGGCATTCGCCGCGCTGCTCTTATTTCATTGTTCTCGGCAGATGATGAGGAAATGCTTGCGGCTAAGACAGGAAACTGGTGGGAAACAAACCCACAAAGAGGAAGAGCTAACAATTCTGTAGTTTTGTTACGCCATCGCATAACTCATGATTATTTTATGTCTCTATGGGAGAGAGTAAAAGCTTCTGGCTGCGGAGAACCTGGGTTCTATTTTTCTAATGACAAAGACTGGGGAACGAATCCGTGCTGCGAAATTGCTTTGCGACCTTATCAATTTTGTAATTTAGTGGAGGTCAACGCTTCGGATGTCGGATCTCAAGAAGCTCTTGAGAGCAGAGTTAGAGCTGCTAGTTTCATTGCCACACTTCAAGCTGGCTATACTGATTTTCATTATCTGAGGGGAATCTGGAAAAGAACGACAGAAAAAGAGGCCCTTATAGGGGTATCAATGACAGGGATTGCTTCCGGAAAAGTGCTGGACTTGGACATGAAAGCAGCCGCGTCCGAAGTTAAGAAAGAAAATAAGCGCACGGCCAGCCAAATTGGTATAAGGCCTGCCGCCCGCACCACTTGTATAAAACCAGCTGGTACAACTTCTCTGACTCTTGGCACTTCTAGCGGTATTCATTCTTGGCATAATGACCATTATATTCGTCGCTTGAGAGTCGGAAAAAATGAGCCAATTTATACTCACTTAACCATATATCATCCCGAGCTGATTCAAGATGAATTTTTTAGACCACACGACACTGCAGTTATAGAAGTGCCACAGAAAGCACCTGACAACGCTATCACAAGGCAGGAAACAGCTGTGAGTCTTTTAAAGAGAATTAAAAAAGTCTCATCTCAGTGGATTAAACCGGGCCATCAACGAGGCCAGAATACTCATAATATCTCTGCGACCATCTCAGTAAAAAATGGAGAGTGGGAAAAGGTGGCTGATTGGATGTGGGAAAACAAGTCAATTTACAACGGATTATCTATTTTACCGTATTCTGAACATACATATGTGCAACCACCGTTTGAAGATTGCACAGAAAAACAATACGAAAATCTATATAAATCTTTAAAAGAAGTAGATGTATCAAAAATTATAGAACTGGAAGATAACACCGACTTAACAGGCGAACTTGCCTGCGCCGGCGGCTCTTGCGAAATTACGTAATTTTAAAAAAACAATTGTTTTATGATATAATGTAATTACTTTTCTATTGATTATACAATAACCTTAGGAGGTTGATATGAGTGACAAAGAACCAACGAAACAAGAATATGCAGTGGAATATATCATGGCTATGAAGGCAATAGAAGATGAAATGGAGCCACTCAAGGAACACAAAAGAGATCTTCGAAATAATTATGCACACAACGGCTGGCTAACTCGTGATGAGTTACGCCAAGTTGTACGAGCATATAGAATGCTCAAGAGGGGAGACGACGTTAATGAGCTTAAAACTTATTTTGATAAATTGAATGTAAAGATTCTAGGAGCTTTAATATAAATGTTGTGTCCTGTTAACAAATATTTGGTTGTTCGTCCGATTAGAGAGAAAAAGACACAAGATACAACAATATTGCTTCCCGATAATGTTGATGTTAATAAATCTCCCCATACGGTGGTTGAGGTTGTAACTCCCCATGTAACATCAAATTATGACAAGGGGGCTAGATTGCTAGTGCCCTCGCATTCGGTTGAAGAGGTTTCATTTTTAGGAGAGACGTATCATATAATTCTAGAACATCATGTTATAGGGTTTTTATTGTGAAAACGAAAATTGATTTGTATGACGATGATGTGGGTTTCGTTGAACTTGTGGATCACATGGGGAGTGATTTAACTATTGTTAATAGTGCTCGCGTCTCTTTCGGAAAACAAAAATCATCACTAGATGAGAAAGATGAAAAGCTGATTAGGTATCTCGTCAAACATAGACATACCAGTACCTTTGAGCACAATGTCGCAACCTTCAGAATTAAAGTGCCGCTCTTTGTGAGAAGTCAGCACCATCGTCACAGAACTTGGTCATATAACGAAATTAGTCGACGATACACAGAATATAATATTGAGTTCTATGAACCTAGCCAGTTTAGAACTCAACATAAATCCAACAGACAAGCAAGCAACGTAGAAAATTTGGTCAATCCCATAGTAGGCTATATTAAAATACCTCACGGCGCATCAAGTTCTGCATCACAATTAGTTAGGCTCCACCACGAGCGTAGCTTGGCACTGTACGAATCTCTACTTTCGGCAGGCATATGCAGAGAACAGGCCAGGGGTGTACTTCCACAGAATATGTATACGGAATATTATGGCACTTGCAATTTGAATAATCTACTTAAATTTATACAACTTAGAACACACGAAGGTGCCCAATGGGAAATACAACAATTGGCGAAAGGAATGCTTACAATAGCTAAAGAACTTTGGCCGATGTCCCTTAGCGCTTACATAGATTACACGGAGAATTCTAAAAAATGAATTATTTGATCCCCTTATTATTATTGATCCCGAACGCTGGCCCTTATGACAGGCCAGTTCATGTCGCTTCAAGCGATCACGAAGAAAAATATGTCAAACCAATCGTACGACCCGGCAGCCTTTCAGCGATAACTTACGAAGAAATCTTGGATGAGGCAGTATTGAATTGCAAAAATGCCAAGATAGACAAGATTGATTATAAACTGCTTGATAACCTAATAGCAATTGAAAAAAAATACAACCCACCGACAGAATTAAAAGGTTTGATTCTTGCAGCCGCATGCCAGGAATCAGGTTATAATCCAAATGCTCGCGGCGATCGAAAATTTAGTAAAGATGGAAAAACTGCCATGGCTCTTGGTCTTTTTCAAATGTGGCCTTGGTGGGAAAAGAAATCTCATGGCTATGGAATTGATAGAACAGATCCCCTGCAGGCAGCCGATGCCTGGATGCGACATATTGTAAAACAAATCAAATCCATTAAGAAACAGTGTAAACATCGGACTGATAAAAGAATATGGATTGCTGCGTGGACTAAAGCTGTCCGATATCCCGTGGAGGCCGGCCGCTGCCTTCAGGTTCCTAGGCATTATAAGTTACTGAAAAAGTGGCATGGAAACATAATCAGGCTGAAGAAACAAAAGAAAGAATGTGAAATAGATGGATGTGGATGCTGATTTTCGTTGGGCCCAGGTGGTCATAGGAAACGAACTAAATGCAATACGATTTACCTCTAAAAACAAGATGCACATATTATGCAATCGCAGTCCTTATTATCATTCTTACGAATCTAGTCGGGCCCACCCCACTCTTCCCTTAGAAGAAGAGTGGGCTAAACATTCTTATAAAATTTATCAAGCCGGCAAAAACCCTTTTTCTGATAAGATTAAGACAATTCGCGTTGATAGGGCTGAAAAAATTATTAAGGTTTTGACTGTCAACGAAGCAAGATATTTTATCAGCTACGATGAATTGTACATATTTGACTTAGAGAATGTCTTTGGCTTAGAAGATATATTCAACCAGGAAACTATACACTACCGTGTATTAGATTGGTTTGATATTCATACAACCGGTGGGAAGATTGATGTGGAAGTTATAGACGATCCGAATTCTAATTTCGTTAAGAAAATATGTTTTTTCAATTCTACAAGAATAGATGGGGAGAGAGATCACAAAGATCTCGTTGCAGAATCAACTTTGACATCAAAAGAAATAAACGATGTAAACTTTACTGATACAATAGCCAAATTTAAGATCATTAACCAGTTGGAACAATTTGGAATTAAAAAACCTCGTTTGGAACTTTGGAAGAGAGATATATATCCAATAAAAAAAATTAGTGGTATAGATCAAGCCAACATATACCTGATGAGGAACAATTGTTAACGCAAATAGCGGGAATAGTTCCAGTATCTGGTAGAGAATTGGATTTTAAGATGCCATGGCACGACTCCCTAATGCCGATTGCTCCTAATTATTTAGCTGTTGAGCGCGCCGTTGCAGAATGCGCATATGCTGGTTGCTCAACAATATGGCTAGTATGCAGCGACGACGTCCAACCATTGATCAGATACCAGCTTGGTGAAAAAATAGAAGATCCTGTTTATTCTTATAGGAGCTTTGAACATAGCAAGAAAGATTTTAAAAGATTTATACGGATATATTATCTTCCTATTGATGTTAAAGATATTAACAAGAGAGATTGTTTGAGCTGGAGTGTGGTTTATGGCGTTCTTTCGGCTAATAAGATTATTAAATCTATAAGCGGCTGGCTGGCGCCTAAGAGATTTTATGTAGCATGGCCATATGGTTGTTACCAGCCATATGTTGTGCGGGAGCACAGGAAGGATATAGCAAATCGAAGCTTTATGTTATCGCATGAAAAAGAAACTATTCAAGATAATAAATATCTTGGTTTTAATATCACATCCGAACAGGCATCTCAACTGAGATTGGAAGTGCGTCAAAAATCAACTGGTTTATGGATCGATCATGAAGTACGCGATGAAAGATTGTCGTTAGAAGAGAGATTTTCATATAGAAATTTTAAGCCAAGCCAAGTTTTCGACACTTTAGACGCGGATACATATAAAACTGCGTCTATAGAAGATTACCACGATATAAGCAATTGGAAAAGTTATTGCAAATTTTTATCAAAAGACGTAGAATATAAGAAACCATCGATTTTGGGCTTTTCAGAATGGAATGAGTTTGGAAAAGATGATTGACTTATCTTAAATGTTTTTATATTCTTATAGAGACAAGGTGTTAAATGGAACGAATTAAATCTAAAATCCCATTTGTTGGGTTGCACGCTCATAGCGTCGCAGGTTCAGTTTTTGATGGGTTTGGCTACCCTCAAGAACACATGGACTTTGCATACCAAAATGGTATGAGCGCCCTAGCCTTAACAGATCATGGCAACATGAATGGCTTATCATACCAAGTTCTTCATACCAAAAAGATGAAGAAAAGTGGTATAACTTTTAAGCCGATTTTTGGTGTAGAGGGCTACTTTGTTCCCTCTATTAAAGAGTGGAAAGAAGAATACGAAAGTATCAAAGCAGATAAAAAGAAGGCCAAAAAGCAAATTGTTAAAACAGACAAGGTCGCAGCTGAGAATGAGGGAGACTCAAAAAGTAAATCCCGTAATAAAATCAACGCGCGCCAACACATTGTCTTGGTTGCGTTGAACCAGACCGGTCTGAATAATATTTATAAGATGGTTTCTGATTCACACCAGGGTGATAATTTTTATCGTTATCCTCGTATCGATTATGATATGCTTGAGAAATATGGAGAAGGTGTTATGGCTTCTTCGGCTTGTCTCGGAGGCGTATATGCTGGTAATTATTGGGATAATTGTATATATGAAGAGTATAAGGATGAAGATACGGGGAAAACCAAGTTTAAAAAAGTTGGAGAGAACGAAGAAGCTATCTTAAATGCGATGAGGGAAACTACTCGACGTATGATTTCCGTACTAGGTAACAGGTGGTTTGGCGAGCTTCAGTGGAATGCAGCTGAGGGGCAACACCAGCTAAACAAATATGTCATCCGAATGCACGAAGAATTTGGAATTGATCTTATTTCTACAGCAGATAGCCATTACCCGGGCCCAGAGGCGTGGAAAGACCGGGAGCTTTATAAGCGTCTCGGCTGGCTAGGATACAGTAATAAACCGGAGTACATGAAGTCGGAGCTTCCATCGGGCGTTGAGGATATTGGATATGAACTATATCCTAAAAATGGTGACCAGATGTGGGAATCCTATAAGATGTATTCGGAGAAATGCAATGTAACCTACAACGACGATATTGTATACGATTCAATTGTGAAAACTCACTGGATCGCGTATGAATTAATTGAAGACTTTATGCCTGATGACAAGGTCAGACTACCGGAGTTTGTAGTCCCAGAAGGCGCCACCGCCACGGAGGCTTTGACGAAGGCTTGTATTGCTGGTCTTCGCATCCGAGGCCTTGACAAAGATGACCGATATATCAAGAGACTGAGACACGAGATCGACGTTATAGATAACAGAGGTTTCAGCAAGTATTTTTTGACGATGAAGGCAATTGCCGACAAAGCAAATGAGAACATGCTCTCTGGCCCCGGAAGAGGCTCAGCGGCTGGTTCTCTTGTAGCATATGTATTAGATATCACCCAGGTTGATCCGATCAAGTACGGGCTCCTATTTAGTCGCTTCTTGCGTTCTGATGCAAAAGACTACGCAGATATTGATTATGATGTTAGTGATTCTTTTGGTTTAAAAGAAATTCTAGCAGAAGAATGGGGTGAAACAACTGTTGTCCCTATTTCAAATTACAACACTTTGCAGCTGCGCTCTCTAATCAAAGACGTCGGTAAATTTTATGATGTTCCGTTTGCTGAGGTAAATACCGTTACGAATGTAATGGTCCGCGAGGCAACGCCAAAAGCCAAGGCAAAGCATGGCATCAGGGCTGGTGTATATGTTCCCACCTTTGAAGAAGTGATGGAGTATTCAGACTCTTTGCAGAGGTTTCTCTATAAGTATCCCCACATCAAGACTCATATTGAATCGCTGGTTGGGCAAGTCAGGTCGACTAGCAGGCATGCCGGCGGAGTAGTGATTGGCGAAGACTTAGATAAACACATGCCTCTTATCTGCTCGAAGGGGGTTGTCCAGACTCCCTGGTCGGAAGGGCAAAATGTGAGACACCTAGAACCACTTGGGTTTATCAAATTTGATTTGTTGGGGCTTTCTACTTTGGAGATGATTCAATCAGCGGTTGGCCATATTCTGAAAAGACATCATGGTATTGAAAATCCTTCCTATCAGGAGATCAAGGAATACTATGATAACAATCTACATCCAGACAAAATTGATCTCAATGATAGTCAGGTATATACCAATATTTTTCACAAGGGTAAGTTCATTGGCGTTTTTCAGTTTACGAACGAGGGCGCCCAAAGGTTTTGCAAGAAGGCCAAACCTAATAATATCATTGATATCTCTGCTATCACTTCTATCTACCGACCAGGCCCACTTAGTGCTGGCGTAGATAAGAGCTATGTTTCTAGAAAAAACAATCCTAATGATATTACATATGCTCATAAGGTTGTGGAAGAACATACTAAGGAGACAGCTGGATTTTTAATTTTTCAAGAACAAATTGCCATCCTTGCGCATAAGTTGGGTAAGAATATTTCTCTTGACGATGGAAACAAACTAAGAAAGCTGCTGACCAAGAAGGGCACCGGGACGGATTTGGCAGAAAAAGAGAAAATTCAAAATCGATTTATTATCGGCTGCATGGAGAAGAAGATTGATAGAACCACTGCAGAAAGAATGTGGCAAAACTTTGAGTATTTCTCTGGTTACGGCTTTAACAAATCTCACGCAGTTTCGTATTCTATTTTGTCTTATCAGTGTGCATATCTGCTAAACTATTATCCAGAGTGTTGGACTGCTGCCTTTCTTGATAAAGAACCAGAGACCAGGAAGGAAGTTGCTATTGGCCTAGCACGGAAGCACGGTTTCGATATTCAAAGTATCGATATTAATACTTCTACGTCTCAATGGGAAATTACAGAAGACGGCAAAACACTTATTCAACCATTTAGTTCAATTAAGGGCCTGGGAGATAAGGCCGTCGAGCAGATTATTAAAAATCGACCGTTTAACACACTTGAAGATTTATTGTTTAATAAAGAAGTAGTATACTCTAAGTTAAACAAGAGAGCATTAAATGCTTTGTGTTTATCAGGTGGCTTGGATTCAATTGTGGATGAAAGATTTACCGGTTGTAAGCATTTTTGGATGGCATGTATACAAGATCGTCCAAAAAATTTAAAGCGATTACAAGAAAATATTGAATTGTATGCTCCGGAGGAGGATTTTTCGAGAGAAGAAAAAATCACATACATATCTTCGTTAACTGGTTTATTTCCTTTTGATTTAGTCATGACTGAAAGAATTTTAGAATCTATTGAAAAGTGGAAAGTGCCACCCGTTTCGAGGTGGGATAAAAAATTAGGAGTTGCCTGGTTTATTCCTAGAGAAAAGATTAGCAAGAAAACTAAAAACGGTAAAACATATTGGATTTTAAAAGTTATTGATGATACTTCTACTCTAACGACAATTAGATGTTGGGGTGTCCGAGACGAAGATAGGGGTCTCATACAATTAAATCGCCCATATGCAGCCAAGCTTGACCACAATGAAGATTGGGGATTTAGTACTAGATCAATACGTCGTACGTTTAAGATGTTAGGATAAAAAATGGGAAGTTTAAAAAGAAAACTTGCACGTAACGCAGCAAAACGTCTTAAAAAAGATATGAAAGAGCACATGGCAATGTTTGATAGGCTAGCCGAGAACTGCTGCGCATGTGAAAAAGATTTTGATAAGAAGTCTAAAGAGCAGGCGATGACTTGGAAAGTTATTGTTAAAGAAAAAGAAAAAGTAGTAAGATTGTATTGTCCTGAATGCTGGGACAAGGCACGTAAAATTATTGAAGAGGTAAAAAATGATTTTAGAGTATACAAAGAGGGAGGGAGCAATCCCCCCGACGAGAGCCAACCCTAGTGATGCTGGGTTGGATGTATTTTACAGCCCACCTGATCCAAATATTTCTGTGGTGAAAGTTGAGCCGGGTGGGAATAAAATGTTCTCGACCGGACTGTGTTTCGGAATTCCACATGGTTATATGTTACAAGTTTGCAACAGGTCAAGTATGGGAGCAAAGAGATCTCTCATTGTCGGCGCGCACATTATTGACAGCGGGTACGATGGAGAGGTTTTTATTGATCTTCACAATATTGGTAAGGAAACACAATTTGTTGAACGAGGCGCTAAAATTGCGCAATTAGTTTTGGTGCCTGTAGTCCACTTTAGAGCTAGACAAGTTGGTAATAAATTATATAACGAGCCAATTACAATTTCAAGTCGCGGCGATGATGCCTTGGGCAGTACAGATAGTGGTGCCCCACATCCATTGAACGGACAAGTATCCGGATCTTAAAGAGGTAAAGACATGTCAGATAAGAATGAAACAATGAAGATTCTTGTTAGCCCATCATCGCTAGATGAAGAGTTTGTTCGAGACGAGGACTTGGAGACTTTAGTAAATTATAAATTAGATCTGGTCGACCACCCTCCTCATTACAATCACGGGAAATACGAAACCATTGACGTAGTAGAGGATTGGGGATTAGATTTTCATTGCGGCAACGCTATTAAATATATTTCCAGACACAAACATAAGGGCCAAGCAAAAAAAGATATTGGAAAGGCCATATGGTATTTACAAAGATATTTGGAGAGCCTGCTATGAGACAAACTTATTCTTTCGACGACGTATTATTGGTGCCAAAATTTAGCGAGATAGAGAGCCGTTCTTCTATCACAATTGGTAACAATCTAGACAAAACTAAGTATTTAGGCTTGCCTGTTATTTCTAGCCCCATGGACACTGTTACCGAGGACACAATGGCCCTCGCCATGGACGCAGCCGGCGGCCTGGGAGTCGTCCATCGCTATAACACAGTACAGGAACAGGCTTCAATTATTTCGAAGGCTCTTTACTCAAATCAAGACATGAAGGTTGCAGCTGCCGTAGGCATGACTGATTATGAGGCCCGCGCGAAGGCCCTAGTCTCAATCGGAGTTCAAATAATTTGTGTGGATGTGGCTCATGGTCACCACACATTGATGGAGGGGTGTTTAAAATCCTTGAAGGACATGTTCGGCACCGCCGTACATTTGATGGCTGGCAATGTAGCAACTTTAGAGGCCTTCGACGCGTTAGCTTCTTGGGGCGCCGATTCGATACGTGTTGGGATTGGCGGAGGGTCAATTTGTTCAACAAGGATGGTTACTGGGCATGGCGTACCAACTTTCCAGAGTATTTTAGATTGTTCTAGAACCACTTACGACGCGAAAATTATTGCTGACGGAGGTATCAGAACTACTGGAGATATGGTTAAGGCATATGCTGCTGGGGCAGATTTTGTGATAGTTGGCTCTATGTTAGCAGGAACAAAGGAGACTCCAGGAGAAGTGTTCTTCGGTCAGCAGGGAAAAAGATATAAAGTATATCGGGGCATGGCTTCTGCAGCTGCTCAGAAATCATGGAGGGGAAAAACCACTACTCCCGAGGGTGTTTCGACTACTATTCCTTTCTGCGGCGCCGTAGAAGGTGTTTTGCGTGATATTGCTGGCGGACTACGCAGCGGTCTATCTTATTCTGGAGCCGCCTCTATTAGAGAATTACAAGCTAAATCTGAATTTGTTTTGCAATCTAATGCCGGCCAAGCTGAAAGCACCACACATATTCTGCAGAGATATAAATGAAAGATAAAACAATTCCTGATCCAAAAAATAGAAAGAAATTTATGTTCTATGATACTCCAGATAGACAAGCTAGGTTGAAAATCCGCTGTAAGTATGATGGAATCAATCAGTCTCAATTTTTTCGTTATATGATAACCGGTTATTTGGAAATGGATTCAAGCATTATAAAATATCTTGATCATTGTAAAGAAAAATACGGCGGCCAAGGAATCCAAAAACGCAAGAAGATTACAAAAATGCACTCTAAAACCGAATTTGAAATAAAGAAATTTAGTCTTGATGAGGGCGAGATTGAAAATATATTTGATATTATTGAGGCGGATACCACTATATGAAAAAATGCTTGGAGACATGTAAAAATTTAAATGTCGCATGCCCTGTAAAAGAATGTCGGTATTGGATATCTTATCCAGAGGAGACAAATTGCATGCTGGAGAGCGTAAGGGTCAACGGGTCTATGACTTTACGACAAATTGGTGAGAGGCTTGATATAAGTTTCGTTAGGGTAAAACAAATACAAGACAAAACCTTAAAAAAAATAAGTCATTTATTAGACAAAGAATCTATTTAAAGTGTATTGGAAAATACGTCAGGAGTAATCATAATGAAAAAACAGCTTTTAAACGAGACAGAGGTTCGCAGTTTCATGAAATTTGCAAATTTGCAACCCCTTGCAGAGACCTTCTTTGATCGTCTTGAAGAAGATGATATAACAGAGGGCGATGATGATCTGGAGACACCAGAATTTACAGACGATGGCGCCGGGGGCCCTGTCGGTGACGAACCTGTTGATGACGAGCCCGTGGTCGACGAGCCCGCGGTCGACGAACCTGTTGGCGATGAAGTACCTGGCGAGGAAGCGACGTCTGAAGTTACTTGGGCCCTTTCCGAGGAAGAGGCAGGCATCGTAGCACCTGTTCTGATGGATCTTGCAAGCCAAGTTGAACAATTAGCCGGTACCGGAGAAGAAGAGCCTGGTGCAGACGTAATGGAACCTGAAGTCGACCTCGAAGCACCTCCCGCTGAAGAGGCCGGCCTCGACCCCGGCCTCCCGCCCGAGGATGAAGAAGATATGGTGGGAGCGTTAGCGGAGTCAGATCTGTATGTTTCAGAAGGCGGTGCTAATGATTTAAAAAAAGTTGATGTCGTTAATGAAGTCGCCCGCCGCGTTGCCAAAAGGTTGGTGGCAGCTACTCGGAAAAACAAAACACGTAAAAGAAAGTAGAATGAAGTATTAGTAGTGCGATAAGGCAGGGCGAGAATCCCTGCCTTTTTTTTTGAAAATTAACAGGAGAAAAGAATGCATTTTCTTGCAGAAGGAACAGAAAAAAAAGAAGAGCAGGCAGAGAAGAGTGATATAGCTTCGATGTTAAGTGTGGCGCTTGATAAACAACCAGAGTTGAGAGTCACTGGCATATATGGAGATATAAACGAGGAAAGATGTGCAGAAACCACATACGGTTTGTTGGCCTTGGAACAGACGGCGATTACTAATATTGTCGATGAAGAAACAGGAGAAACAAAAATAATTATTGAGCCGATTGATTTTTATATCTCAACATATGGCGGGCAAGCTTCTGAGATGTTCGGAGTTTATGATTTGATGCGCCTCATCAAGCAACAAATACCTATTAGAACTTACGGTATTGGAAAGGTTATGTCTGCTGGTGTATTGTTATTGGCTGCCGGTACCAAAGGTGAACGAAGGCTTGGTAGAAATTGTAGAGTGATGATTCACGGTGTCATATCGGGCCAGCATGGCCATATAGCAGATGTGGAAAATGAATTTTCAGAAGCTAAGATGACTCAGAAACTTTATGTTAAAGCTCTCGTTGAAGAAACGAATATGACGGACAAAGAAATTAGAAAAATGATGAACAAGAAAACAAATGTATATATCGATGCAGAAAAAGCAGTTGAATTAGGAATTGCTGATATAATTTTCTAATTACTTAGAGGTGAACATATGGATAAGCGAGAGTTAAAATATATTAAAGAAAATTATTTTAAGCAGAATATTGATTTAGATTTTATATTCGAAACAATTAATGAAGTTTTAGAATTGCCAACTAAACCTGAGGTCACACCACTTTTACAAGAAGCAGGGGGCGGTATGTCCCTGACCTTGACAGCTATCCCAGATATCGATGTTACTGAGTTAGGCTGGACAGACGTGAGAACAGTGGGCGATCAGGAGATCGACGGACCAGCCAGAAATCAGCTGATGCAATTCTTGTCTGGCATCGACGGGGTCGATCTGCAGGCAAAATTAAAAAAGATTGCAGACTTTTATGAGGATCCAGGCAGCGCTAATCTAGATTCAGCTAGCTTAGGACAGAAAATTTCTAATGTTCTTTCATATTTGGTTTTCTATAAAACTTTAACAAAAGTCATTTCCAACTTCAATGCTGCTTCTGCCGGCTTCAACTTTGAAGCTTTCCTGGCTGTTTTACTTCAGGGTGAACAAATTAAAGCAAATACCGGTACAATTGCAGATTTTAAGACGGCGGACAACACGCCCATCAGTTTGAAATTGTACGCTGAAAAATCCGTTGTCGTGGGCGGAAGCTTTAATGATCTTGTGGGCGACTTAACAGAACCAAAATTTGGTCATGATTTCATGCAGTACGTAGTTGTCATGAAATCTTTTGAAGGCGAAAGCCAAGGACTCGATGTCCAAGGAGATTTGAAATTCTTCAGGTTTAATTTCACGTTGGATAACGTAGCAGATATAATTCTTGCATCGATGGATAAATCAGTGATATGCATCCAAATTTCAAATGAATTCATACAGCGTATAAGCGCCGGCGAGAACGATTATGATTTCAGTGCAACATTACCGGCCCAGGAAAATTTGTCACCGGAAGTGTTGGAGACAAAGTTTATAAAAAAGTTTACGGACATAACAGCTAATCCATTTACGCGACGCGGCACGGAGACCAACTTGCAGCTTACACCTGAAGAGATTGGAGATTTCATGACGGGCCCCCTAGATTGGGCCAATAACGATAGTTTGTTTAAGCCCGAGAAGATAGGTGAAGAAGAGCGAGTCATCCGCGGCCGCAATGCAATTCCAATGAATAACCCAGCACTACTTGCAGCCATTTCTACTACCTTTGGTGAAGCTGGATACGATAAAAATCAAATGTGGGCGATCGCGAAGGCAGTTGTTTCTGCCAACGCGGAGGTTAATAAAGAATACTCAGCTAAAACACTAAAATCCCAACGCGCCCAAATGTTATCAGGCGCCGACGTTTTCGCTGATCCTCAGACTTCTGTTGAATTCTACAATAGTCTTGCAGATCCAGAATTAAAGAAGCGGGCTCTTTTGAATACGAGAGGAAGACTGAGCAACCTACAGTTCGATCTAAACAGGGGGCAAGTAATTGAAATTTCTGAAAATATTGGACAAATTAAGATTGGTGCAGCTTATGTGCAGTCCATGCTTAACAACATTACCACTGAGCTAAATCAAACCATCTTTCAGTTATTTCAGAGTGTCAAGATGATCCAAGAAGGCACGTATGCCTTCATGGCCGGCGGTTTACAGGACGATGCAGAAGCCCAGAAGGCGATTACAGCTTCTAACGATGTTGCAGCTAAGACCACAGAACTAGCTCCCGGCGCGACCACAGCGCAGCCACAATCTTCTGCACCCCCCATAGCAAATTACGGTAGGGTCGGTCAAGGTAAAAAGGTAACGCCCCGCATCGGCGGCATGGAAGAATAATTATAAAACAAACTTAAAGTTTAAATTGATTTGTTTTATAATGTAGTTATTATATATTTAGAGAGGTATATATGTCAAAGAAGTATGCTAGCGATAGCGAACTTCAAAGAAAAATCCATAGTGGTGTCAACAAGCTAGCAGATAATGTGGCTGTGACGCTGGGGCCCAAAGGCCGGAATGTGATACTCGCGAAGCTAGGAAGCAATCCTATCGTTACCAAAGACGGGGTTACGGTGGCAAAATTTATGGAGCTTGACGACCCCTTTGAGGATATTGCATGTCAAATTCTCAAACAAGTAGCTTCGGAAACAAATAATTTAGCTGGTGATGGGACAACAACGTCGACTGTACTAGCTAGAGATATATTTAACAATGCTCAGAAGTATTTAACTGCTGGTAGTTCCCCAATTGAATTAAAGAGGGGAATGGATAAAGCTTGTATAGAGATTGTTAAAAAATTGAAAGACTTGGCTGAACAAGTTACTTCTCACGAAGATATCGAACACATCGCAACTATTTCTGCGAATGGTGATACTTCAATTGGCACACTTATTGCAACAGCTGTTAG